CTTATTAACTTATCTACCAAACCATTGACCCTATGCTCATCTATATCACCACCCCATACATTAGAAACTCTAAGTACAACTGATTTACATGGAGAACCACATTCAAGTTCTTTTTCAACCTCATATTTAGCCTGTCCATATAAAGTACGAGGACATGGGTTTGAACTTTCTTTTACCCAAGTTTGATTTTGATGCATGTCTCCTGCACTAGATAGAAATATAATTTTACCTTCGGGATTCTTCTCATGAAATTTTTGAAATAGTACTTCACTATTAAAAATATCCAATTTAGTTTGATCCATAACACTTGTACGAGTGTTGGATGACCACCCTAAGTGAACTAGACAAGGAGGTTCTAGATGAGTGTCTATAAAAATTTCATCTGTTCTTAAATCTCTATAAGTAAGAGTCTTTACTTCAAAATTATTTTTACAGAATTGTTGGAACCTAGTTCCAATTAAACCATTAGCACCTGTAAGATAAATCATATGACCTCCCAATGTGGACAATACAAATCAGATGTATCTTTATTATCTGGGAACCAATACTTAGGTGCAATAACTTTTCCACTATTACCTAACCAAGCTGCCCACCAAGAGAAACTTGAGTTACCTATAATGTAATCAGTACACATGGTCATAAGACACATATCAATATACCCATTTTCATTTTCAGAAATCAAAAACCTATCATCTTCAAACAAAGATTGTTCAAGACACCATTTAGGATCATCAGAAAATACTATTACCTGTACATTTTCTGAAAACTTAGACAGTGCTTCTTTATAATAATCTAATCCAACAAAATGATGATTAGGGTTAGTTAGATAATCTGTTCTGCGAATATGTAACCCTACTACTCTACCACCTTCTAAGAAACCTTGCATCATATCATCACAAGGTGTTAATATTTCATCACGAAACTCAAAATCTCTACGAATAGTTTCTTCTACATTCTTAAAATATTTTTCACTCTGAAAGAATCCCCATAAAGATACCCAATCACCTACATTAAATATTTTCTCATCAAAATTAAATCCACTCTCAGGAACTACAGGTCTTTTATCATCAATCAATTGAATATTAAAATCATTTACTGATTCCATTTTAAAGCAATCAAATAATTCAGTCTTAAGCATATTACCTAGACCATCATTAACTTCATTATCCCATTTTGGTAAACAGAAATTTGTATTATTATTTGCAGCAATACCTCTCAGTGCAGCATACTGAAACATTTGGTTCCCGATTCTTCCTAATCTTCCTAAGTGATTAAATCCAATCATGAACCAAACCCCTTCTTATCAAGACCCATTGTTTCATAACCAATTCTATCCATATTTTGTTTTTTATCATACTGTAGAAAACATCCTAACATATATTTTGCGAACCCGTTCTTAGGTGGTCTTCCTCTATGTAGATAACTCCATGCAACAGGGAATAATGCAAGAGTTCCTGTCTCAACTTTTGTTTTAAAATTTAATTGTGGGAACTCTGTCTCTCCCTCATCAAAATCATCATTCAAATAACACACTAATGCTAAAAATCTTTTTGCAGTATCAGCATTACCAACATCTACATGAGTATCATGTTGTTGATCTGTATCACATAAGAATCTTTTAATTCTAAGATTCTCATACCTATATGTTTTAGGCCACTGGTTCTTATGAAGGTTACAATCCTTCTGATACTGACCAATTTGTGCTTGAAATCTTGCAATGACCTGTTGAAATGGTTCATTAAATTCATGGTGTTGCATGATATCAAGTCTCTGACAGTTACAAGCACCACAAGTTTTAACACCTCGTGAATTGTAACAGATACTCATTTTTTTTATTTGTTCTTCTTGTTCAGTCCATAATTTTTCATACGTATCTATCATCTGTTTACACAGATCTTTAGGAAGTACATTTCTATAAACTTTAATAAACTGAGCTTCCATTATCGTACTCTAAAATCTGGTGAGACTAATTTGTTCAATACTTTATTTACATTAGGAAGATATGTATTCTGGATAACGTTCTTCCAATCAAATGTCTGAGCATACTCTAATATTTCATCACGATTTTGGACTGAATATACTCTATTCTTTACTATTTCATATTCAACAAACTCCAGATCATGTATATGTTTCTCAGGAATTACTGTAATAAATTTCTTATCAACATCAAGATTTGCTTTACCCCATTCCGTTACTACTACACCTAGGCCAGCAGCAAATGCTTCCATACACACTAGAGGATGTGCTTCCCCATCTGATAATAAAACAAGATTACCATACTCAGTCAAATTATTATGAAGAGTTTCCTTAGACCATTCACCAAGATAATTTTTTGAAGTATTAAATCTATCATCAGCAATATTACCTGCATAATAAAGACTATCAATAGATTGAAATAGATACTGACGTTTACGATAATCTACTTTAGCAAGATAGATACTACGATCAGAGAGTGATGGGTCATCAACTACTTTAAATGATTTACAATTGACACCATTAGGACTAACAAATAATCTTTCTTCTGGGATGTCCATCAGAACTTGATATACTTTTTTGATACCCTCAGATAAACAGAAAATTTTTGGTTTTATTGTTGCAAAAGCATTAGCAATATTTACATACCCACCAAACATATTAGGTCTTTCTAAGTATCCATAATGACTTGTACATACACAAGGGTATTGAATGTATGGATAAAGACCAACCCAATCATCATAATGTATATGAACAAAATCTGGATGATAATGATTGATCTGATCTAATATATCTTTCGGATCTGTTGTGTTAACAATATCAACTTCATGTCCTAACTCCATTAGAACATTTCTCATATCCCAAATTAAAGATTCGACTGCTCCCCACCCTACAGGAGGTATGGGTGTATATCCTGGCCCAACAATAGAAAATTTCATCGACTACCAATCCATTCTAAAACATCAACTTCAGGTTTCCATCCTATGGTTTCACCTATCTTAGTTATATCAGCAAGAGTGGTGTCCATTTCACCACTGCGTTCAGCAATGTAAGTTTGATTATTAGATATACTATCTGCTATCTGTTGAACAGAATAATTCTTACCACTACCAACATTAAATACCTCACCTATATTATCTTTTAGAGGCATAATTGAGGCAAGATAGTTTGCTCTTGCAATGTCTTTAACATATATGAAATCACGTTTCTGTGACCCGTCACCAACGATAGTAAGAGGTTCACCTGATTCTTTCTGTCTATCAAATATACCTATTACAGGAGCATATTGACCCCTTGTAGGACATCTTTCTCCAAATACATTAAAGTATCTTAGAACAACTGTTTCTAATCCATAGAGACTAGAATACATCTTACAAAATTTCTCTCCTGCAGCCTTTGATGCTGAATATGGATTCAAACAATCGTCTGGTTGAGTCTCTACATTTGGATATGGATTGTTTCCATAGGCAGATGATGTGGATGAATAAACTAATCTCTTAACACCTGCTTCTCTAGCACATTGAAGGACAGTAGTTGTTCCAACACAGTTTCTATAGACTGCATCAATAGGATTATTAATTGCAGGTTGTAGTCTTGCTTCTGCTGCTAAATGAAAACAATAATCTACATTACTAAATGCATTTTTAAGTGCTTTATAATCTGTTATATCAACATTAACATTCCATGCATCTTCATTCCAATGAAACTTATCATTATCAGCACTTTCATTATCTACACAAACAACACTATGTCCTCTTTCAAGTAGATAATCTACTAAATTGGAACCAATAAATCCTGCTCCACCTGTTACTAATGATATTGGATTATGTGAACTGTTCATGATAACCGCCCTTAAATATTTGTTCCAGATGTTTTGCTTGAGGTGTTGAAAGATCTTCGTAGAAATTAATATTCATAACGACCCTTCTATTTGTATCTGTACAGGTAGTTCCTGTATGTCTTAAATTGTTATCAAAGATAACTATTCTATTCTCTTTACTATACACCTTTTCTCCAGTTTTTTCAAATGTAGTGTAACCATTGTTATCATTGAAATATAAGACTGCAGTTTTGGCCTTAGGAAGATCATTATCTACATGAAATCCATGTTCCATAACTTTACTACGTCTTGGATTTAGATTCAATTTCATCTTAATCAATACCTTACAATTTAATTTTGGGTTATTAATAATAGGAAGAAATAATTGAAAGGATCTTGGTTCAAAAGCAGGTATATTTGTCCTTGGTGGAATATTAGGATTATCATTGCAACTCATAATCGTATATGGAGTATGTACAAATTGATATCCATCTAATGGATCAACATTTAATAAATGCTCTTGAATAGTTTCTGGAGCAAAAGACCATGGAAATGCATTATGAGGAATCATTACCATGTCCCTCATTTGAGTCCATACATCCTCAGGCATAAAGTCATCAATTACTTTTAACATTTAAAAACCTTTACCTCTCTCCTTTGGTTTATCAATAACTTCAATTACTGGTTTTTCAAAAGCAGTTTTGTTCCACCAATGCTCTTGAACTTCTTCCCATGATTTCACCACAAGTGATCTGTTTTTGTAAACTATTTTATAGTGATGACGATCATAAGGTTCATCACTTGTTTGTTTAAAAGATTTAGTCATAACCTTTTATCCTCTTCCAATCAGCATACATGCTACCAAATAACATACCTTCATGTGATTTGATATCATCTCCTTTAAGTATCTCTTTCTGTCTATCAGTAAGAGTAAGTTTACTCATTGCAAGATACTCTTTCTCCCACAAAGGTATTTCTTTAATCCATTCTTTAGTCATAATACACTCCAGAAATCATTGGGCCTTTAACACTATTATAGATGTCTGTTTTCAATTTCGTGGTTGAATAGTCATGGTTTCTAGTTAACCATATAATATCAATACTAAGATCTTTTCCTGTATAACTACCATCACGATAATCGGTTCCTAAAAATCTTATATCATAATGTTTAAGGTACTCATGAAAAGTTTTTTCTTTTTGATATACTACCACATCATCTACGTATTGTATAGCAAGTAATATTTCTTTCCTCTCTTCTACTGTTTGAACTGGTTTTAATTTATGTTTTCTTTCTGTAGATGGATCTTCATGTAGTGCTACTGTAAGATGATTACAATAGTCTGTTGCTTCTTTAAACATTCTGATATAACCAGGATGAATTACATCAAAAGCACCTGCAATGATACCTTTCTTAGGTGGTACAGTTTTCTTCCACTCCTCTACATTTATACCCTTATCATCTATAAAGATATCAGCAGTGGGTTTATGAAACATGGGTTCTAGTTCGTGATATTTAACACCCCATCTATCTAATTGTTGTATGGTCAGGTCTGTCCAATCTATTCCTGATCCTCTACCCCTAGCAGTCATTATAATTATATGATTTCCCTCATCAAATAATCTATTAACCTGTTCTACCATAAATGGAAAGGGAGTTGCTTCTAGGTAGCCTGGCTTTAAATCTTCTTTACGTAATGGAGTATCACAAATAGTTCCATCTAGATCAAAACAATACTTCATACTACTCCATGTAAAAATATTTGGTGTACACATTCTACCACACCATAACTATCACTTGCAATATGATAATTAAAGAGTGCGTGTGTTGCTTCTTGTCTTATTGTATTATCTTCTTTGAAACCCGTCAACACTCCATAAGATATTTTATTATCTTCACACCAATCTACACAGTTCAACATATTCTTTGACTCACCACCAGAGCTGATGATTACAACTAAAGTATCTTCTTCTACATAATACTCTAAGAATTTCTGATATGCATAATCATATCCAAAGTCATTCGTAAGCATAGTAATCATAGAAGGATCAGAAAGAATAGAAACTTTCTTTCCATGAAACTTCATATAATCCTGAGAGATATGTGAAGCAACTGAATTGCTACCACCATTACCTAATATAATAATTCTTTTATGATTAGTAAATGCTTCTTGATACTTATTAAACTCACTCTCCATATGAGCAGATTGAAGAGTCTCAACATATTCATTAAATGGATTCATACTAAGGTATATTTTTAGAAAGATATTTTGAATATTTATTTCTATATGCTACTTCCATTTGAGCATCATTTGCATAAGATACATTCCAAGACATAACAAATCTCAAATCTTTAGACATATTTTTCTCTGTCTTATGACTTAACCAACCTGGAAAAAATAATACATCTCCTGTCTCGACCTGTATTGGAGCCCATTCCAATCCATCTCTATCATCCACTGCAAAATAATCACGATGTATTGGTTCTGAAAACTTATAAGGATTTAATGGATTCTTAACTAAAAGATTCCCACCGTTTTTTGGAACATGTAAATAGGCAGCAACCGCCATAAGAACTCCATGATGCATATGTTCATCAGTATAACTTCCTTGAGGGTGAACATTAACCCATGATTTCAAGATTGCTCTTTGAACACTAGCATTACAATTCCATTTGCGTAACACCTCAGATGAAGTTCGGATAACAAATTCTTTAAACTCAGCAAACTCTGGCCATTCATGTGGATTAGAATGTTTTGGATCTTGAGACAAAACAACAGAAGTAATACCACCATTTCTCTCTGGTGTTGGTACATTCATTGCTTGTATAAACTGATGCGATTGTTTAAGAGAATCTATGACCTTACCCTTCAACTTATCATCAAAATTAAAGTCGTATTTTGTTTTAAAGATTACTGGCCACGGATTACATGATTCTAATTGACTCATACTTTTGATCCGTAAACACCGTTTGGTTCTACAGTTATTCTAACACAATCGTATGGAATATTCAAGGTATCTTTCTCAGAGAATACTAGAAAGAATCCTCCATTACCTGCACCACATAATTTATGTGCACATACAGTATCATTTTTTTCTAGCACATGATCTATTTCAATTATAGTATCACACTCTGCAATAGATGAAGAGGTCTCTTTCTTTTGATGCCAACTCTTTCCTAATAAGAATAAAAATTTATCAAGATTTTCTTTCATCAAAGTATCATATGCCTTATCACAAGTCTTTAAAAGTGGTTTAACTTTGTCTAAGTTTTTTGAGACTTTTTTGAGGATTCCTTTTGAGTTCCTCGTAACACCAGAAAACACAAGATGAGTATCATAGCATTCAAATAAATCAGTAGGTAGAAACTCATATGTAACAGAGTTATCCCCCATAAAATTAATCCTTTTAAACCCGCCAACACCGCACCCATAAGGGTCTTGATACCCACAATAGGGGTTATAAGTCCTTTCCAGATGATAGGCCAATTTACATGCATCGTTATCTGTAATAGATTTGTCTAAGAATAAACAACAAGCCTTGATTAAACTTATTGTATAAGATGATGAAGATGCAAGTCCACTTCCCTGTGAGTATGCATCACTTGTGAGTGTAACTTGTACTGGAGGCATATTATAATACTCCAATACTGTTCTTACAACCTCATTTTCTATTTCATTAATACTAGAAACTTCTTCACGTCGTGAATAGTTTATTATATATTTACCTTGATTATTATACCCTATTGTATCCTGACTAATTGCAACATAAGTTTTAAGGTTAGATGTAAAACTAATTACAGAACCACGACCATACTTCTCCACGAAATATGGATTATCTGTAGAACCACCAAATAATGAAACCCTTAAAGGACAAGAAGCAATGTACATTATATACTAGAGATAATATTTTTATATTGTTGTATTATATTTACCCAATCAAAATTATCCTTACAATATTTACGTATGCGTTTCCTCATACTTAATGATATCTTTCTATTCTCTTCAATTTTATTTTTAAGATACTCAGTATCTTCTAATTTTTTATCAGGAATAACAGTAATAAAGGGTTGAGATAGATCAAGATTAGCAGTGCTTTGTTCAGATAAAACTAACCCAAGTCCAGCAGCCATACCTTCCAGACATACGAATGGATGTGCTTCTCCAGAACTTAGTAGTATCATGTTAGCATAAGCCGTCAGATTCTCCATAATATCTTGCTTACTCTGCTCACCAAAGTAACAAGGATCTGTTGTATCAAAAGATGGATCTGCATTATTACCAATGAAATCAATATTCAAACCTTTCTTCTGTAAAAATGCTTGTCTCTTTCTTGGTTCTAGTTTACCGACAACAACAGATCTATCTGGATGTAATGCTTCATCATCTATAATGTAAGCATCAGTATCAATAGCACAAGGAAGCACTGATACATTTGTACTATCAATACCTCTTCTCACAAATTCTTTTTTTATTCTATCAGATAATGATACTATATGACTCTGAGAGTTCTTGAGTAAATCATATAAAAATACATACTGAGGTTCTGGATTCTCTAGGTATGGATAATGGCTTGTGACCATTTTCTTTTTACAATTTAAGTGAGGCATTACAGTTGAGTAATGATCATAATGTAAATGAACAGCATCAAAATTTCCTGAGTTAACTATGCGTATAACCTCATGTAAATCTTTTGTATTAATAATTACGACCTCATCACCAATCTTCTTTAACTGATTATTATAATTCCATATAAGATGTTCTACACCACCCCATCCAGTAGGAGGAATGGGCATGATTCCAGGCCCAATCAATGCTATTTTCATTCTACAAATCCTAGTTCTTGTATAAACTCATAATCTTTGTGCATGTTAGCATGATTTTCAAATGGTAGAAAGAGTTCGGGATTATTTTTATACACATAAGCCATAGCAATCTGTTCATTGTTCACTAAATTATTACCAACCATTTTATTTTCAAATACATCATGGATTAGTTCAGCAAATTTTAACATTGGTTCTTTATAACCACCCCACAGTCCAGCCATAACCCAACTTCTATTATCCCAAAGATAATCTTCACCACAACTATCAGCATACACCAAATCAGGATAGTAAGACATTGATGTTTGAATGATTGCTTTATCTGGATTAGCATTTATTGCTGCTAGTCCTTGTGGAGATGGGTATGGTTTATCTAAATCAGTTTCATAAAATAACCTAGACAACCCTGCATCCATCCATAGAAAAACATCTGTATTAAAATGATCTTCTTCGATAGCTCTTTTAACCCATTGAAACTTAGAAAAAATTACAAGAGGATATAGAGGATTCCTACATTCTAATCTCTGTGGATCATCAATCTTATCCTTATATTTTTCTGAGTTAAGAATCTTATTTACTTTTTTATACAGATAAAAGTAAGGTATTTCATCTATCTCATGAGTTATAATTTTAGTAGGTTTATCTGCTCTAAACTCTTCAACAAATTTCTTTGAAGAAGGATCTACATAGACAACCATGGGTGAAGGTATGCGTAGAGTATTTGCAAACCAATTGATATACTCTTCCCATTTTCTTCCATCTCCTTTTTCTTCATCCTCTCTTTGAATATCATAGAGGGCAGTAACTAAAGTAGCAGTCATAATTTAGTATAGTTGTGAGGGTCTTCGCCATTGTTGCCAACTAGCGGTATCAGTATAAGTAAGTCCTTCTTCACAGTAATCGCAAAGATCGGCTCCTTCTTTTCTAATTCTTTTTACAGTTTCAGAAGCTTCATATTCATCCCAAGTATTCTCTACAAGATTACCTAAGACTTCATCAAGTCCATAGTCTTGACAACAAAGAGATAATGATCCATCAGGTAATAAAACATTCTGATATACTCTAGAACAGTTACCTCTGATGTTTTCCTCAGGTGGAACCTTATCTTTTTTCTCTAATAATATATTCATTGCTCTACTATTAACTTGACGTACACCAACATAGAAATGATTTGTTAAGTCAGCAAGTTCTGGATGAAGATCTCCTAGACAATGGAAATCAAGTTTATATTGACCCCATCCATTACCAGGATTTTGTATAAGGAAATTCAACATATCATAATACTCTTCACTAAGAGCCTTGATCTTTCTTCCTTCATGCTCATATGTTTCTACTGGAATCTTCACTCCAATCATCTCATCAAATGCACAAGAAGGTAAGTGTATATGTAATTCTCTATAGTTAACATCTTTGATTCTCATCCAATCTTCTTTTTTTAATCCAACTAAAGTTGTATTTAAAAGAACACTATACCCTCTCTCAGCAGCATGTAATATCATATCAGGAGTTTCTGGAGCAAGGAATGGTTCCACGTATCCAGTAAAATTTAATCCAACATGTAATGGTATAGTACTAAGACATTTTTTAAATGTCTCTAGAGTCATAATAGTATCTTTATCAGATCCTATTCTCTCTCTATACCTTTTAATTAAAGTTGATTGAGGGCAATACTCACATACATTCGAGCACCCAATTCTAGGTGTAATCTCTATGTTATGTTTTAGATTCATTCTTCTATTCTCTCCAGAATAACTTCTTTACCGATTCTGTTATACTGAAGATAATCTACACCATTATAAATGGGGTCTTCATCAATTTGATAGTTAGTCCAATCGCCAAAGTAAGGACGATTAACATCAATGATTCCTGCAATAGCATCTATAGAAGATCCTACATCAAGAAACACTGCATCAGTATACTTCTTCAGCCTATGTAGGAGACCAGACTTGACGTGTCCTATACCTACTAAGAATATTTTAGAAGTAGAATTTTTAAGTTGTTCACCAACCATTTTTTCTGTTGCATCAAGATCATCACAAGCAAACTTCTGAGGAATAGTAATGTAGTCTTCAAACTTTTCAATACCCAAATAATCTTGATACTGTTCTGCTTCTAAAATATTTTGAATAATATTTAATTTAGTATTAGCACCAAGTAAACCTATCTTTCCTGCAAAGGTTTGTAGTAACCATTTGTTAGCAACTAGACCATACCCATACTCTGCAGGGTAATCAATCTTCCTAGCAATTACTTCTTTGAAATTAGCAATGTTCTCTGGATATATTTCACAAGTATAGTAATCACATAGTTGTGCACCTCTTACAAATGCTTCATGATCTATTTCTTCATAAGGTTTTCCTAGAGCTCTCTTACCAGGTGTTGCACTCCCAACAGATCTTTTCTGTAAGAAATAATAATCTCCATCACCGAATTTATAAAACGTTTTACTCTCACCCTTATCTACAAGATCAACTAAGAGGGATTTAAACTCTTCTAATTTTTCTTGGAATTTTGGAAACGCAGTTTTATCACCAAAACAATAATGGGAATCTAAATTTTCAGATCCCTCAATTTTATACATGCTTAGATACATAGTTACTCCCAGAACCTCCACCAAGGTTTTTCTACTTCTACAGGTTGTGGTGCATTGTCTTTAAAATATTGTAAGACCCAGTATACAACATAATCAATATCCTCATCATTCATACCAGGATGACATGGTAAACTAATTAGTTTTTTCCATTCTACATTTGCTACAGGATAATCACGTTGATTCATATCCTTAACAACATTATATAAATGGAGTGGTTTGAAATGCACACTAGTATGTATCTTCTTATCAGCAAGGTAATCTATAAGATCATCACGCACTTCTGGATCTACTTTAGCACAGTAATACTGAACAGTTTCACTATGTGGAGGTGCTTGAATAACATCACCTAACTCTTCATTATATCTCTTCTGTACATGCCTTCTCCATTCTAAGTTCTTAGGCAACTTCTTCATTTGCTCCAAACAAATTGCTGCTTGAAGATCAATCATATAACACTTATAACCTAGTAGGTCTACTTCATAATCCCAAGAATAGCCAGGCTTTCCTGTTAGACCATCATCCTTTTTAACTCTAGAATATGTACTGGTAATTCCTAACCAAGTCATAGGAACTAACTTATCATATAACTCTTTATCATTTGTAGTAATCATACCACCATCACCACAAGGCATTGTTTTAACTGCTTGGAAAGACCAGACAGCAACATCACCCTTTGTACCTGCACCTTCTGTATAACAACTGTGTGCACAATCTTCTATAATTAATCCATCATAAAACTTACGGATCTCATCTATAGGAGCAGGAACACCTGCCTGATTTACAGCAATGATTGCTTTAGTATTAGGTTTTAAACTCTTCCTTACATCCTCTGGATCTAAACACATTGTAACTGGATCTACATCTACAATATTAGATGTACAATTATTCCATAAAGGAACAACAGCAGTAGTCATAAAAGATATAGTAGGATTAATAATATCACAATCTTTAATTCCAAGTGCTTTCAAAACTAAGTCTTGGCCACTAGTAGCACTATTAACTGCTACAGCATACTTAGCACCTACCATCTCAGCAAACTCTTTTTCAAACTGAGCAACCTTAGGGCCTTTACCCCACCAACCACTTTCAATTGATTCTCTAATAGCATTTACTTCTTCGTCTCCACCAACTGGACGAAGAACAGGTAACATGGTGTCTCTAATTTCCATTTTAATTTAACTTATAAAGATTATGATCTGTATCATTATTTACTGTACCTAAAATTTCATACTTTTCAGTCATCTTAGGTAGGCCTAATTGATCCCATTTAGGTTCACTTAATATAGCACAGTTTGCAACTTTTGGCAAAACAGTAAACATCTGTGCAACCTCCTCAGGAATGTGATCATTCCCATGGAAGAAATTTAATATTGAAACACATTCAAAAACTGGTCGATCAAAGTAACCAAAGAAATCTATAAAGGTTCTAAAGTTTCCAATGTATCCATATTTCTGCTCACCATAATGATGTTCAAAAACAGCATCAGATGTTCTCACACAATCTTCTCTAGGATCTACACCTACAGAAAATATATCATTCTTATTACATAGGAAAGAGAAATGATTATTAGCACATCCCATATCCAAATTAGATTTAATATTGTTCTTCTTAAAAAGATCAATTACTTCCATCCAAAAATCATACCTTGTGTGTTTAGCATAAGCATCTTCCTTATAAAAATCAGTAACACCTTCATCATCAAAATGACCTACACAATTTGCATGCCATCTGATATCTTGATTGTTACTATACCATCCACGTGTCTGAATGATATTATCATATGAATAGTCATTATAACTACTCATCATATTAAAGATAGTGCTCTTTTCCATTAGCAAATATGAAAGTTACTTAAGTCATTAGTTTTACCACTTCGTTCCCATTCATTACGAACGATACCTAGCCAATCAAGTATTTCATATTGTACTTTCTTCTCATGAATAAACTCATAGAGATGTACCTCTGATGAAATATGTTTATCAGAAAGTTCTTGTAATCTATCAGCACTATACTGAGCATACTCTAACATATCAGCAGTCTTCATAGAGAAGTATGTATCATTAAAATTATCTTTATCATTACATCTAACTGCACCATCAAAATATATGTGACAGTTTTGTACGACAACCGCACTTTTAGATGCTGCACTTCTTTCAAATGAATAAGGACAAGTCCACATTCTTCTTCCAGTTACATAAGCAATGTTTTCATATTGAGGGAGTTCATCCTTCAATTCTGATAATGCTTCATTCAACATCAATAGTTCACCACAACCTTTATTTCTCTGACCTGCATTAGCTTCACTTCCTAATGATATAATTTCCATGTTAGAAAAGTATTCTCTTATCTCAGGATTCTTAATATCATTAGGATCATCAATAGTATTTTCAACCAATACCATATCATAATTACTAGGCATTATCCTTTCAAGTTGTTGAACTGTCTGATAATATTCCAGTTCTCTATAATCACATATAGATGGTTTAAGTTGTTCAGGCCTAATAGAACAAAATACCAACGCTAAATTTTTCATTTTATATAATCCTGATAAGTTGATTCAATACCGTCACGTAAACTAATAGTAGGTTTCCAACCCATTGATTTAATTTTACTCACATCAAGAACCTTGCGTGGAGTACCATTAGGTTTGGATGTATCCCATTCTATTTCTTTATTTCCAACAACACTACCAACAGTTTCAGCAAGTTCTTTAATAGTTACATCTTCTCCTGTACCTACATTGATTGGTGATGCTTCATTATATTGATTAAGTAAAAGATAAAGTGCTTCTGCTAAATCATCCACATGAAGAAACTCTCTCCTAGCAGAACCATCACCCCATAGAGTAACTTTATCCTCTGCCTCATGGAACTTACGTATCATAGCAGGGAGAACATGTGATTTTTCTAAATCATAGTTATCATTTGGCCCATATAAATTTGTAGGCATTACTGATATAGCATTGAAACCATACTGTTGACGATATGCCTGACACATTTTGATACCTGCAATCTTAGCAGTTGCATATGCATCATTACTAGGTTCTAACGCACCAGTCATTAGTTCTTCTTCTTTGATTGGTTGGTTAGCAAACTTAGGATAGATGCAAGATGAACCTAAGAAAATAAGTTTCTTTGCACCATAACGATAAGCACAATCTATGATGTTAGTTTGAATCATCAAGTTATCATAGATGAAGTGGGCTGGTGATTCACTATTAGCACCTATACCACCTACCTTTGCAGCAGCGAGAAAGACATATTCTGGTTGATTAATTCTAAAAAATTGTTCTACTCTACTTTGAACTGTTAGATCCCAATGAGATGAAGGTGAAGATATAATATTATAAAATCTTTTCTTCTTAAGCATACGGACTATAGCTGATCCTACTAGTCCTGTATTACCTGCAACATAAAATTTACTCTTACTGTCCATAAAGCACCATGTCTTCTATTAATTGATCAAAAGTTATTTTAGGTTCCCAACCTAATTTTTCTTTTGCTTTGGTTGGATCTCCTAACAAAGATTCAACTTCAGCTGGTCTAAAGTATCTAGGGTTGACTTTAATGACCGTTTTCTGGGAGTTTAAGTCATAACCAAATTCATCCATTCCCTCACCTCTCCACTCTATTTTAAAACCGAAGAAGGGTGCTACCTTATTAACAAAATCTTTAACAGAGTATTGTTCTCCAGTAGCGATAACATAATCATCTGGTTCATCTTGCTGAAGCATTAACCACATTGCTTCAACATAATCCTTTGCATGACCCCAATCTCTTTTTGCATTAAGATTACCAAGTTCTAATATACTCTGAAGTCCAACAGATATTTTTGATAGACCTTTTGTAATTTTACGAGTTACAAATGTCTCACCTCTTCTTGGGCTTTCATGGTTAAAAAGAATACCAGTGCTGCAATGCATTCCATATGCTTCACGATAATTTTTAATTATCCAATATCCATATAGTTTAGCAACTCCATATGGAGAACGTGGATGGAAAGGAGTGGTTTCTGTTTGTGGTGTTGCTTGCACAAGACCATAAAGTTCTGATGTAGATGCTTGATATATTCTAACATCTTTCTCCATTCCTAGTGATCTAACTGCTTCAAGAACTCTAAGAGTTCCCATAGCATCTACCTGTCCAGTATATTCTGGTATCTCAAAAGAAACTTTTACATGACTCTGAGCACCTAAATTGTATATCTCTTGTGGTTTAACTTTTTGAATAACACTAATCAAACTAAAAGCATCAGTTAGATCACCAAAATGAAGTTTTAGTTTTGGATAGATATGATCTATTCTATCTGTGTTAAGTAATGAAGCACGACGAACAATTCCATGTACCTCATATCCTTTTTCCAATAGTAGTTCAGCAAGGTAAGAACCATCCTGTCCTGTAATACCTGTTATTAAGGCAACTTTAGTCATAACTCTTCGAAGGAATGTCCTTTTGTATCTTTAAGAGAAAGAATAGGATCACCATCAAGTGGCCATTCTATATCTACAGAATCCCACATCAAAGTTCTTTGATGTTGTGGATAATAATAATCAGTACATTTATATTGAAACTCTGCAGTATCACTCAGAGTATAAAACCCATGAGCAAAACCAGGAGGAATCCAAAGTAATTGTTCTGGTCTATCTAGTACTATACCAAGAGACTTACCAAATGTCTCAGAATGTTTTCTTATATCAACAAATGCATCATATACAGCACCCTGAGTACAACGAATTAGTTTACCTTGAGGATGTTCTATTTGATAATGAAGACCTCTTAGTACACCCTTAGAAGACTTTGAATGATTGTCTTGAACAAATTCATAAAAACCAATTTCTTTTTGAATTGCTTGTTCACTATAGGATTCCATAAAGAATCCTCTATCATCTTCAAACTTATCTAGAGTTATAAGTAAGACATCAACTAGACTAGTTTCTTCTACTTTCATACCATTGTATTGTTTTTGATAATCCCTCCTCCAGACTATGCGTAGGAGAAAAATTTAACTCAGAGCTTATTTTACCATTACTAATAGAATATCGCAAGTCATGGCCTGGTCTATCATCAACATATTCTATCAAATCCTCACTTGCATTCATCATTTTAATAATAGTCTTTACAAGATCGTTATTTGTAACCTCACATTCTCCACCGATATTATATTTTTCTCCTACCTTACCATTATTAAAGACATTAAGAATACCTTCACAATGATCTTCAACATAAATCCAGTCTCTTATATTCTCACCTACACCATACACAGGTATCTTTTTACCCTCTAATATATTAGTAATTGTTTTAGGAATTAATTTTTCTAGATGCTGTCTAGGGCCATAATTATTAGAACAATTAGTAATAATAGTTGGGAGACCATACGTATTATGATAGGCCTGTACGAAATGATCACTTGCTGCTTTAGATGCTGAGTAAGGATTTTGAGGATCGTATGCTGTCATCTCAGTAAAGGATTGATCATACCATTTAAGAGAACCATATACCTCATCAGTAGATATGTGATGAAATCTTTCAATATCATATTTTAATGATAAGTTAAGTAAATTAACAGTTCCATTTATATTAGTGCTAATAAACTTTGAGCAATCTTTAATTGAATTATCTACATGACTCTCAGCAGCAAAATGAAAAATAGTTTTTGGTTTATATTTTTTAAAAATATAATCACCATAATGCTCATCTATTATATTTAAGTTGCAAAATTCAATTGGAAGATCTTTTATATTTTCATAATCTGATGCATAACTCAGATTATCAATACAAACAATTTTTTCAGAGAATGAATTAACTGCTTGATGTAAAAAATTACTACCTATAAATCCTGCACCACCAGTAACAAAAATAGTCATTAGTAATCCTCAATAATACTTTCAAGGTAATCGCCATACCCACTCTTAGGATATGTCTTTGCTATTTGATATAGTTCTATACCATTTATCCATCTATTTTTATATGCAACTTCTTCTGGACAGGATACTTTATATGATTGTATTTGTTCACAATTGGCCACAAAATTAGAGGCTAAAAGAAGAGAATCAAATGTACCTGCATCTATCCAAGTCATTGATCTGGTTAGATTCTTTACATTTAATTCATCAGTTTCCAAATATTTTTTACAGAGATCTATAATCTCAGTCTCTCCTCTACTAGAAGGTTTTAATTGTTTTGCGTATTCAATACATTTATTATCAAAGAAATATATTCCAATCAATGCTCTATTAGATTTTGGATGTTCTGGTTTCTCCTCAATTGATACTACATCCCCTTCATCATAACCATCAAATTCAATCACACCAAATCTTTCTGGATCTTTCACTGGATATGAAAGGATGGTTGCTCCTGTTTCTTTCTGTGCTTCTTGTAGAATAGAATCTAAATTGTTTCCAAATATAATATTATCACCCAATACCATGCATACATTATCATCACCAATAAAATCTTCTGCTATTACAAATGCTTCTGGTAAACCATTTGGTTTGTCTTGTATCTTATATGTTATGCTTATACCCAGACGCATTCCATTTCCAAGTAGTTTTTTAAATTGATCTACCTGATCTTCATTTGTAATGATAAGTATATCCTTAATACCTGCAATCATTAATGTGCATAGAGGATAGTATATGAGAGGTTTATCATATACATTCATCAACTGTTTAGATACTACTAAAGAGGATGGATGAAGACGAGTTCCACTTCCTCCAGCCAAGATAATACCTTTATACATCATGATCTCCCATAATTATCATCAAAACGTTCTATATCATCTTCTTCAAGATAAGCACCACTTTGCACCTCAACGATTCTTAAGGGTATCTTACCACGATTTGATAGTCTATGCTTTGAACCTAATGGTATATATGTGCTCTCATTCTCCTTTATTATAGAGGTTTTTCCGTCCACTTCAACTTGTGCAGTACCCTCTACAACTACCCAATGTTCTGCCCTATGCAAATGTTTCTGTAAAGAAAGACTTGCATTGGGCTTAACTTCTATACGTTTTACTTTATAACGATTACCTTGGTCGATAACTTCATACCAACCCCAAGGTCTTTCTTCTCTCATCTTGCAACGTTATCATGTACATAACATGGTACACCTGCAGGGTCTAACCACTTTGTATATTCAAAGTCTTCAATGGCTGTTTTCATTTGCATCCAATTATCACAAAGGTACATATCTTTATATCCATTGTAATTATTCCACTTTTGAATACGGTAATCTGGGTGTCCATTCTCTAAGAGGTCAGGCATTTTTACATACCTGTATGGATCATGCTGATACAAAACTTCAATCATACTAACCTCCTGCAGCATCACAACCAATCTTACTACCTACAACTGCACCTAATGGAATTGCCCACCAACGTCCATCTCCTCTGGACATAGCAGCTCCTGCAGCACCACCTAATAGTGCACCTGCAACTTTTCCATCTGTACAATCGTTCTCATCTACTTTTCTATATTCTTCTACTACTTGTCTTCTTGGTGTTCCAGTAGCACCACTTTGTGGTTCACAAGGAAACTCAATAGTTTCTTTCCATGAATGAACAAAGCCAGGATCGTTCTCAGTACCTGGTACATATTCTTCTCTATATTCTGAGCGATAACATGTTTTAGTTCTAGAATAACCTGCTTGTGATTGGTCAGGTCTTTCTGCAAGTACTGAAACAGGTGTGAGTGCTATAAGTGATGCAAGTAAAATTTTCATAATGCTCCTGTAAGATCTTCTTCGATACAACTTAATACTTCATTATAATCAGCATCTGGATCTTCTCCATTAAGTTGTAATCCCTCACTCTCATAATATCTTCTAACCTTCTTGTAAAGTTTAGGATCTTTTACATCCAGATAGATTTCTTTATTCACAGCAGCACGTAGTGTCTCTATGTTTTTTTTAAATTTTGAGTTGAGAGTCATTGCTCTATAACGGTGTACTCTTCTATTATAGTGGATAACCGTTATCTAGTCAAGCAAT